TGGAGTTCGTCGCTGGTGCCTATTTTAATCAGGGAAACTCGGTCGCCGAAAAAACGCTTGATGTATTTCGCAAGGTCTTTGAACCCGCCCCATTTTTTGAAGATTGCAATGTCCCCGAAAGAGCCGTCGCATAAAACGATTTTGATTTTATCCTTCGGGAGAATCGGTTCAACGTCCGGGACAACCAATTGCGTCGGTTTCCATCCCTTGTATCCGTAATAATCCCGCGCAATCTCGAAATAATAATCGCTCTCATGCTTGACGTTCTGATTCCAGTTCTCTTGCTGATAAGGTTTCATCGCGGAGAATATTTCACGGGAAAGGCCATGAGTCGACCATGAAGTCCAGAACCATGTTTTATAGGTTTTCTCGAAAGAGTCTGATTTCAGAAATACATCCTGAATAAACGGAAGTTTTTTTGCAAGGTCAATCACGGCCCCCTTGCGTCCGTCCTCCCAGTCAGCATCGAGGCAGAGATCAACCATTCCGGAAGGGTCGAGTGAGGCAATTGCCCTGAGAGCCGGAGTATAGAGAACGAAATTGCCGATTCCGTTCCGGAAGTTCGCAATGGATTGTGTTTTCATACCATTACCCCCTCCTGAATACCGGCGGTCGTCAGAATGTTGCACTTGACCGGTGTCCGCGCCTGTTTCGTTATGTCGATTTCAGAAATAGCACGCTGGTTTATTTTGTCCGCTTCGAGGATGTTGATTTCCTTTTCCATGTTCTCGAAACGCGCCGCGTCATCGTGGTCGATATGCTCGATCATGCCCGGCCAAAGATCGTACTTTCGAGCGGCCCCGGCTTTGTCGCATCGGTTCCGCAGGTCTATTTCTTCGGATCCGCGCGTCGGGAGCTTTTCGACAAATCCGTTCACCTTGTCGATCATCGCCTTCGGGAAAATGCTCGTGCCCGTCAGGTGATTCGGCCATACCGCGCAAACCAGATAGCAGTTTTCGGCGTATTGACCTTCGACAACTCGGTCGAGCAGTTTCTTGAACGCCAGAGAATCGGCATTGAAAAGAACGTCGATGTCAACCATGAAAACGTAGTCCGATTGAACGCGCCTGATTCCGACGTTCCACGTTTCTCCCTGCTCAAAAGTCTTTTTGTCCGGGACCGTGACGATTTCCACCCGGTTATCGGTGCAAAGATCGGGCAAATCTTCCTTCGCGCCCCAGTCCACGACAATGACCTTTTCAATCTGCGGCATTTTCAGCCATGTCGGAAGCGTCTTTTCGAGAAACGATTTGCGCCCCATGCAGCGGGTGACGATGGAAATAGTTTTCTTTTTCTCCACAATGACGGGACGCTGTGCATTCAACACGTTGTCAACTTCGCGCCAGAAGGTATTTTTTGCTTCGATGAGCGTTTTCTTTAGTGTCTCAATATCCTGCCAGTCAAAACGCCAAGAGGTATGACCCGCATTGTTGTTCGTGATGACCTTGCACCCTGACAGAACAGCCTCGAAAATCACCCGCTCCCCGGCGCAGAAAATGTCCGGGCAATGGTAGACCGTTTCGTATTTCGGATAGACGTTATGAATCTGGTTGTATTCAACCTTGTCGAGCAATCGGACGTTTTTTCCTATCGGTGCCCCGTCGATAACGTCAAACCTCAATTCAGGATGTGCGGCGATATACTCAATGGCATTATTCCGGCATTTTCCGTAGTTGACAATAAGGACGCTGTTCTTTTCGCGCTCGCCCTTTCCTTCGGCGAATCGTTCCGGTTTGAACGACAGCGGAAGGGTTATTGATTTCTCACTTATCTCTTCGCCGCATAATTTAACATAGTGCTCCTTATGCTTCGGAGAAATAAAGACGTTCAACTTCGACTTTTTGAAAATGTTAATATTCTCTTCGAGTGCGTCATGGGAATAAACGATATATGGTTTCGGCGTATTGAAAAGATATTTCAGGAACTCTTCGCGCCAGGAGCAATGCAGATTATTGACGATGATAATGTCAGCATTATTCAAAACCGAAATGTCGGGATTTTGCGGATTGAAACAGAGAATGTCAAACCCAAAATGCTGTCCGAGGTTGATACAATTGAAATTAGAGATTTCCGCCCCGCCAATCTTGATGACATTTTGCACCCATGCCACGCGGGTCAATCGGTTCGTCTCGTAAGAATGTCGAAAAATATATTCATCGTCGTTCGTGATTTTTGGAATAATATCGGGATCGTCTATCTTGACATGCCCGGCTATTTCCAGCGCGCGCGCGTCAAAATATGCGAGAGAGGTATAATCGCCATGGTTACCCCGCATGATAGGAGACAGACACTTGCAGCGGACAAAGTCTTTCATATTGAAAAAAGACCGGCGAGCGGATGAAACCCGCCGGTCTCCCTCTTTGGACAACGTGTAATACACGTCGCGCCATTGAATATACCTTGAAATGGCTTGAACGCATATATTATATTCATGTTGCACCTTAAAGAAAGGATGTATCTATGAATACTGGTTATCGGTCTCTTCCAAAAAGTCCAGAAACCATTCAAAGAATTAAAGAAGGGCTTCGGCGAGCAAGAGAAGCAAATCCTGATTGGAAAAAAAAGATTTCTTATTCTCAAAAAGAAAGACTTCGCAAACACCCTGAAATCGTGGAAAAGGTTACTTGCTTTAATACAAAATATTATATCGGTGACGAACAGGAATGGGGTGGGTATTTGCACGTTTGCACTGGTCGTAGAAAATGGATTCTTAAACACAGAAAAATAATGCAAGAACATTTGGGTAGAGAACTTTCCCCATCGGAGCATGTTCATCACATAGATAAAAATCCGATGAACAATGGTATTGAAAACCTTTTGATTATTTCTAACAGCGACCACATCAGCATTCACCATAAAGGAATAATTCGCTCTGAAGAATCCAGACGTAAACAGAGCGAGTCCAGGAAAAGACTTTATGCTGAAGGAAAACTTGATAGGGATTGCAGCAGAATGCATACTCCGGAATCCATTTCTAAAATGTCAATTTCAATGAAAAAACTTTACGCATCAGGTAAAAAATTAGGCTGGGTGCTCATGCATGAAAAACGCATGAACACCACAGTCTAATTTAAGCGATTTAGCTCGTTGCGGCTTTCAATATTTTGAATGCAAAACTCGTCCCCGGCATACCATCTGCGCGGCTGATGAATCTCACATACGTTTCGTTCTTCACGAAACCTGGAGCGTCCGAAATGTCGATCCTCATGTCGAGGCGCATTCCGAGCATGTACATCCCGAGTTCGCCGATGATGACATCGCCGATGCTTCCGATTGCCGGGCAGTTCCGCGTGACATGGAACGGCATTCCGAGCTTCGGAATCTCTCTGGTCGCGGTGCCGGTCGCCATCGCCGTATTGTAACTCTCGTACCAGATCGGGCGCTGGCTGGAATCGACTTCCGCACGCAGGGTCGCGAGCGTCAGCTTCCGGGTGAGCAGGGACGGGTTGTTGAAGATTTCATTCAACTGGCCGTCGACCTTGATGAGATCGGCATACTTCACGGTCCCGGCGGTCGTGCGAGCGACGGCGTTCGCAATGACGGTGGTGTCCGTGATGATACCGGTCGGCTCGGTCGTGCCGTTGCCCGCTATGATGACGCGTTCAAGCTCGTACTGGAATTTCCGCACGAGCAGGCCGGTCACATAGTTGAGGATGTTGATCGGGGAATCCTGAATCAATTCGTCGGTCAGTACAACCAGTTGCGTGCATTTCTTCGCCTGGAACAGGTTGTACGAGAAGGACGGATTGGTCGGAGTCATCGTGGAACCTTCGCCGCTTGATGCAACGCCCGACCACGTGGTCGACACGCCGCCGAAATAGCTGGAATCGCTCTGCGAAAGTTTCGGGATACTGACGGAACCCTCGTTCATCGGGAAGCGCCAGATTTTCGAGAGAACGGGAGAGGTGGCGACAGCGGCCTCAATGACCATTGCCGGGTATTCGACCGGAATCTGGAAACCGGCATTCGCTTCGCCGACACCTGATGCCGTTTTGAGATTGAGCTGCTGCATCTGTTTCTGGCAGGCTTCAATCAGTTTTGTGGGATCGAAGTGCCGTCCTTTTGACCGTATCGACTGCGCGAAAAGTTCGAGTGCCGGGGACAGCTTGCGGAAGAAACCGCCCTGCGTGCAGAACGACATCCCGACTTCGGCATCGGTCATGACCGGGGCGATTCCTTTGCATCGGGAAAAGTCCACGATGGAACCGGCAAAAGTCCGGCCTTCGCCATCGCGGGTGTCGCCTTCGAGTTGCGGGACAATGGCTTTCAGGTTCTGTTCGGCCATTTCTTTCCGGAGCTGGGTAAACTCCGCTTTTGTGTTCGCTGTCAGTTCGGGAGTGATTTTGTCGGATACTGCCTTGACGACTTCCTCCACGGACATGACTTTTTCAGTGTTTTCCATAATCAGTCAATCCTTCCTTTTTGTCTGTTCAGCTCCGCCGTGAACACGTTCTTCATGTTCGTTTTGACTGCCGCCGCGATTCTGTCAATGTCGGCGCTCGTCATTTTAAGGGAGCCTTTTGGTGTCGGTTTTTCCTCTTGCGCAATGACCTTTATTTTCGCCGGGCCTTCGGGCGCGGTTACTTTGATCTGTTGCGGCTGAGGGATACGGATTTTAAATACCGCCGGGGGTGGTGTATTGCCCTGATTTTCCGACGTACTCACCCTGAACGCTGCCGGGACAGCGGACGGGCTTTTCGTCTCAAGGTATTTTGAGAGAGTTGATTTCAGATTTTTGAGAGCTGTTTCTTTTTCTTCGACAGTCGCATCTGCAAGATCGGTGCGCTTTATGATAATGTCTTCGATAATCCATTTCAGCCACGGGCCGAATAATTCCGCGGCCTCCGTGCAAACATCAGAACAGATCGAATCCGCACTTGCGGGCTTGTCGCTCCATGCCCGGTCTGTCGCTTCCCAGATCATGCTTTCAAAAATGGTGCGAAGAGCATTAAAACAAATGGTTGATCCGGTCTTCTCCGCAATAGATTTATGTTCCATCGGTAGCACTGACTTCCCACATTTTTCATGCCATGCCTTCACAAAGGATGTTGCGTGCGGGAGAGCGGCTGTTTCGTGCGCTGAAATAAGTTCTGTCGCCTTGGCTTCGTGATCGGTTTCCTTGCACCCCTTGCAAGCGCGGATGTCTTCGATCATGGCATTATGCGCCATTTTCATTGCCTTGAGCGCGATCTTGTGGCCAACATCCGAAAGACTTTTTTCGTCTTCCTCGGCCTCACCTTCGGGCGCTGTTTCATCGTCGACCATTGACTTGATGTACTTGGCAACGTGCCCGGAAACGGCTGCGGAATACTCTTCCATAGCGGCCTTTGCCGCCTTCTCTGCGCCGACGGGGGAGAACCCTTCGGCAGTCGAACAGGCTTTCAGATCGTCGATGAGTGCCCGGTGAAGAACCAGCATAGATTTGTGAGACACCTTCGCGGAACAGGCGCAGGACGTGAGAGAACCCTTTGCTGCAGGAGGTTCGACGGGTGCCTTATTTTCCACTTCGTCTTCACGTTTGAATACAACGCCAAATTTCACTTCCGGCGCATCGGTTCCGAGTTCGGTCGTCGCTTCGGAGTTCATTCCAATTGCGACCTGGCTGTATTCGTGAAGCAGCCATTTTTTTACGATACGACCACCGCCCTGAGTGGGAGTTTCAATGAGCGATTCAAAACCGATTGACCAGTTCGGCATAACGCCGGTCTTGGCTTTCTGGTAGAGGCGTTCGCCGGTATTTTCCGGGGGAGTCAACTTCGACCCGTCGAAATATTGTGTCCGCGCTATCAGTCCCTTGGCGTTTTTCTTATTCGTGCCCGTCCGGATGTCGAGAACCTTGGCTATCGGTTCATTCCCGAATTTCGGATCAAGGCCATGCTGGAAAAGAACCACGACATTTCCGCGCTTCTCCATGCCGTCGGCAAGCATGATGTCCTTGCCGCTGTCTTCGGTCTCGGTGCTGATAAAGTGTTCGAGGGTGAGCGCCTTATCGTCGAAAGATAGAAGTTCCGCCTTAAATGACTTTCTTTCCATTGCCATAAGGTCAATCCTTTTTTGAGTACAAAATAAAAAAGCCGCTTGCCGATGTACCTTGGAGGTTTACACCGATAAGCGGCTTTGTAAAGCAGCTAAAAAACTATTTTAAAGAGCTTGGTTGCAGGATGCAGAGTTGAACTGCTTAGGGTTGGTTATGAGCCGACCCGAGATGCCGACCTCCCACCTGCTATATTTTTTCCGAACACTCGACGTCCCTCACCTTACCAGTCCCGTCAAGATAGAAAATCACCTTGCCGGTTTTCTTTGACGATTTCATTTCGTGCAAGCGCTTAAAACCGCGTGCCATCTTGTCGTCCTCGGTGTGAGTGTCCTTCTCATTCATTGTAAATATAATCCATGTAAAAATCAAGTGTTAAATTATTTTTCTTCCGTCTTTTTTCTGGACGCACCAGCTCGTGTCCTCGTAAAGTCGGTCTGGCTCACCGAAGATTTCATCGACCGCCTGCTTCACGCCGTCCTGTTGAGACGCTATTGCTCCCGGAGTATTCAATCCGTAGTCGTGACCGCAGATATATCCATCGTCGCAAATAAACGGCCATGCGTCTATAATGTCCTGCCTTGCGGCCTTGTAAGAATGATCCGCGTCGATGTAAACACAACTCACAAACGGCGGCAATTGAAGGCGGTATTCCGCTTTCGAGAAAACATCGTGACTATAGTTTTTCATGTGCTTAATCCCGCGCCATTCAGTATTCGCCTTGAATACTTCCGCGACTTCTTCGTTGCTTTTCATCGGCGGCATGAACCAGCAATGTGGATCAACCGCAATCACCGGATTAAAATACATCCAAAATATCTGCGTGGAGTCGCCGGAATAGGAGCCGAGTTCAATCATCGGAGTATTCTTCATCCATGACGGAAAATCAAGAAGCATACAGCAAAGACCCCATAATGATTCATGGGTTGGCCTGAAATGGTTCGGTCTTTTGGTAATCAACATGG